CAAAGAACCTGCGTTCAAAGTTGCTGTTACAGCCCATGTATCGCTGAAAATGCCACGGAATTGGTCATTTCCTCTGCGACTTGTTACTGCGGATGCGGTTGCCATGTATTTCTCCTAATTAGATTAAAAAAGTCCCCCCACCACTAGGGCAGGGGGCGCAACTGCAATTAGGCAGGAACTAAGAGAGCAAACATAGATGCAGACTTAGCCGCACCGACACTTGCCGCATCACGGAGAATCTGAACGCCATACAACGTATCAGATGTGAACAGCGTAGCAAGATACTCTTGCTTGTACTGAACTTGTGAACGCACACCAATTTGCTCAACCAGAACCAAAGAATCTTTGTGTCCCATCAAACAAACGCGAGCGCCAGCAGAACCTGATGCTGTGTCGCAATTGCTTGAGACAAACACAGGGATGCCATACAAGTTACCGATTTCACCTGTGCGGATGGTATTGTTAGTACCGCCAACAAAGGCTTGTTCTGTGTAACGTGCCAAGCCCATCAGCGTGTTACGGCTTGAGGGTGGGATGATGAAGAAGCGACCATCCATAGGAGTGTCGTTGTCATCCAAACGCTGAATAGTGCGGCGAATAGCGGCATCGGTCAAGGCTGACTCATTGTTGCTTGCGGCAACATAAGCAGTTGTACCATCACCACCAATAAACGCACCAGTTGCATAGGCGTTTGTACCAGCACCATTATTGGTTTCACGTCCAAGGTTAATCAAGTCTGTATCGACTTGTTTAGCCAAAGCGTAACCAGCGTCTGCTGTGTAGAAGTTACGCAAACTGTTTAAAGCCTGTGCTTCTACGATGTCTTCAATCAAACGGCTATATTCATAGTGTTTGTCGATTGCTACCTGAACTTCTGATTCCGTTGCCGCAATCAAAGTTACTTGTGAACCAGCCGCCTTTGCAGACGCTGAACCACGGGTAGGGGCAGGAACGTGAACTACATCACCCTTCTTGCCCTTGAAAGACATCTTCATAACCAAGTTTGCTAAAACGAGGTTCTTCTTGTAAGCCGCAACAATTTCGTCACTCCAAATTTCAGGAATGAAGGTTGCCGCTGTCGTTACTGTCACATTATTTGTACCTAAAGGCATGATAAATCTCCAAAAATCGATAAGTTAATTACTTGACCCGACCTTCTGCGTAGGCTTGCATGATTTCATCACTCAAGGCTTCGTATCGGTTTGGATCGGTCATTTTTAGCCGAATAAGGTCAGCCCGTCTATAAACTCTTTTTCCTGATTCTCCACTACCACCTACATCAACAGATGCCGCCTTCAGGTTAGTCTTGCGAGTTGCTTCTCCAGCATCACTCGTTTGTTTCGCCTTCACGCCACGTAACTGTTTATAAGTAGTAAGTAATTCGTTTGCACTATCGTAATCAAACTCACCATCAGCCTTGGCAAACAGATTTATGCGAATAGGTGAAGATTTCACCCAGTTTGCAAAGTCTGGGTCTGAGGCAACCTGACCAAAGTCGGGATGCTCTTGCGCTAACTTTTGCTGAATTTGCATCTGTTTGAAGTCATAAGCCGCTTGGCGACCTGCAACTACATCTGGATGGTTATCGACAGTCTGACGAATTGCTTCTTTTGGATTCTCAAAGAAGTCTACTTCTGGTGCTTCCTCTTTAATAGATTGCTTGTTAGAACTGAGGTTCTGCTTTATGAGTTCATCTGCTAGTTTACGAATCTCGCCTACTTCTTTACCTTGACGATCAATTAGCTTGTTAGCCTCTTGGTGCATCTTAATAACATCTTCTAGACTTTTATCCCGATAGAAATTGGGAACGTCTGAAAGTTGCTCATTCTGAGGAAGTCTTTCTTGCTGTTGTTCTTCAACTACGTCTAACTCACTTGGCGACTCATCTTCATTTTCAATCAACATATTTTTCCTTTTCCTGCGTGTTTATCGTTCTCAGGACATTTAACTTGCACTTTTTACAAGTTGTTACTTTGCTCCCACTTCAGTCTGTCAAGGTGTTTTTTTTCGAACTTCCCATGCTCTGATGGGAAAGAACCAGACCACCCTTCCAATTTGAAGTTAGGTGCGCTTATGAGGCGGTTGGCTGTTGCTCCGCACTCACACTTAAAACCTGTTGTCTCATAATCAACAAGTCTTTCAGTTTTATGCCCGTTTTCACAGGCAAAATCAAATAGTCTTTTCATTCAATTCCTCAAATGCTCTCTCGCTGACCTCTTTCAAGGTTCTCAGCCATGTGAGTATTGACAATTCGCCCTTCTTGAATTGCAAGGACTTTTCGTCAGGGATTGTACTGATATTGTTCAACGATTCAATCATTGTGTCAATATCTTCCATTAAGTCTTTCCAACCCTCTTTTGACATCAAGTCAAAGCGGGCTTCATAGTACTTTTGGAGTTCAGGACTCACTTGAAGTTTCCTCTGCCTTTGGCAGTTGAGGTTCTACTTGACTACGCAATTTCAGCCACAAAGGATGAGCATTTGATTGCGTTGGCAGTTGACCAATAATGTTTGTTATGTCTACTGCCTCTTGTGCAGTCAAAGTTATCGTTACTTCAAGCATTACCAAGGCACTCCAGTAGCACTTACAGGATTTTTCTGTGCATCAATCTGCGCTTGCAGACTAGCCTCTACTGCCTCTTTGTCTACACCATTAGCCCATATCCAACCTAATACAGTTGCTTGTGTTAGGTCAGCATAGGGTGTTGTAGGTGTGCCATCAGCCCATGAACTTGTAGAGTATGTGGATGCAGAGTAATCCCCATCTACTGCGCTTGCAGTCCAATGTGCGGTAGTTACAAACCCATTAGAGGTTTGGCGGTCTAGTTGTGTGATTGTCCAAGTGGTAGTCATTATTTAGCCTCAAGTAAAGCAACGCGTTTGCGAAGTGATTGGAGTTCAGCCACCAAGTTAGCAATTACCTCTGATGATGATGCTTGCATACCTTGATACAAAGGCACAGTGCGAGTCGCTTTTACTCCTGAAGAATCTAGGTATTCTTCTTCTTGAGTCGCATCTTTTTCCCCTGTCACAGATGATGGCGAAACTTCCGCAAATTCATGTGCAATAAAACCTGTTGCCTTACCACCACTCACCCACTCCCAAGTTTTAGGTTTAAGTGCGTCAATAAACTCCCCAGAACCCGTAAGTGAGGCTTGATTTTTTTTCAAGCGGTAATCGGAAGTTGTGTTGTAGGTGACTGCCGAAGTTTGTGCTACGCGAGTAATCGAACCTGCTTCCGCAGAGTTTGATACAAAAGAAAGAAATTTAAATGCGCTTGTGTTAGCCGCTGGTTTATCCGTGATAGTTTGTTGTCCAGCGTCTTTAACATTCCACAATGTGTCGGCTAAAACAAATGCAGAACTACCACTAGTAGTAGAACTCAACAACGACATTCCATTACTGTAATTATTAAAAGTCCATTGCCAATTTTTTACTGATGCAGAATCAGTTGAAAGCCACGACATTATGAAACCCGTGTTCCCATTAGCGGTGTTTCCTATCGTCATGTTTGGCGAGCCAGAACTAGTAACAAAATTAGCCTGACCCGTGACACCAAGCGACCCTGCAACCGCTAGTTTTGTAGAAGGCGAACTAGTACCAATCCCCACATTACCAGACGCATTTAGCGTCATTGCTTGGGTGTATGTTAGTGCGTTACCTGCTGTGCCTGAAGCCGCATAAGACCAAATGTGCGTCCCATTATCTTGGCGGTAGCGCATTGCTGTTCCTGTTTGGATATAACGCGGTTGACCAGCAGAGTCTACATATTCGTTGGTAGACAAGAATGTGCTGTCAGTAGTTCCCCACAATGCGGATTGAGCGTTAATTTGCAATGGTTTATATGCACTTCCCCAAGCACTAGGAGTAACACCAATCCCCACATTACCAGAAGAGTCGATACGCATTGCTTCCACACCACCTTCGGCAAAGGCAATAGTGTCAGCCGCAGGGAAGAAGATGCCTGTGTTGGTATCACCTGTTGTAGTGATGCTTGGTGTGCCTACTGCGCCAGCCGCAAAGGTAGCAGTTGATGATGCAGATATTGTGGTTGCCGCTACTGTGCTAGGAGTTGTAGCACCCAAAGTGCCGTTAAGTGCGCCACCCGTAATAGTTGGACTTGTCAGGGTCTTGTTTGTCAAGGTGTCTGTCGTTGCCTTACCAACCAAGGTATCGGTTGCCGCTGGAAGTGTGATGGTGGTAGTACCAGCCACCGCAGTTGCTTGCAATGTGGTTGTCCCTGAAGTCGATCCAGAGAGGTCAATCGCATTAGGTTTTAGGGTTACTGTCGTTGCCATATTTTTCCTTTATGGTGTTCCATTTGCAATAATATTAGTTGCTGAAGTAATCACTCCAGTTGAAGACATTGAGGCAATTGTAGTTGCGCCATATTTAAACAGCAACTTGCCACCTGATTCCTCAATTGTAAAGTTGGTAGACAACAACTTAGGGGTTGATGCCGCAGTTCCTGTAGTGTTCTGATTGAAAGTTGGAAAAGATGTAAGACTTGCCGCAGAACCTGTCGGAGCAAGAACATCCGTACCAATCACCAGACCAAGATTTGTCCTAGCACCACTTGTAGTTGTTGCACCCGTTCCACCATTAAGAACCGCAACAGTACCCGTCACATTAGACGCTGTACCCGTAGTATTTTGATTAAATGTTGGGAATGAGGTAAGGGATGCGGCTGAACCAGTTGGGGCTAAAACATCTGTTCCTATTACCAAACCTAGATTTGTTCTAGCACCTGACGCATCAGATGCACCTGTGCCACCATCTGCAACCGCCAAGTCTGTAATGCCTGTGATTGAGCCACCAGTAATAGAGACATTGCTTGATGCTTGTGTGGCAATCGTTCCCAAACCACTTACATCTGCCGTTGTCAGAGTAATAGCACCTGTGCGACCAGCCACAGAAGTTACAAGGTCAGTATTGTCAACCTTCTCCCAAGCAGAGCCATTAAATATTGCCCAATCGCCTTGCGTCCAAGCAGTAACACCATTTAAGTTTGTTGTGCCTGTAACAGAGACAACATAGTAGTCTCCCTTTGTGCCAACGCTAGAGGCAAGAGTAGGTGTGTTTGTTGATGCGTTCCAAGTGCCTTCATAATTCACAAATCCAGCCATAGCCGTAATTTGAGACTGAAGACTTGCTATGCTATCGAGTACAGACTGAGAAGTGCCACCACCATTAGTAATAACCTTGATGGATTCTGCAAGATCAGGAGCAACAACCTCACCAACATTGAGTTCAACACCACTAGACAACCCAATAATAAGGCTACCATCGAAATCAATACGAGCAGAGGTGACACTAATACCATCAGTCCCATCCAAGCCATCACGCCCATCTCGACCATTCTGACCATTGCTACCTTGTAAGCCCTGCTTTCCGTCAAGTCCGTCTTTGCCATTTTTGCCATCCTTACCATCTTTGCCATCCCTCAAACTAGAGGCTTTTGACTCAATGGTGGCATTTAATTGGATGAATCTTGTCTCTAAGTCACTCTTAATCTTCTTCAATCCTTGGATAACAACCTCTGTACTTTTACCAATAGTCTCTTGGTTAGCAATTTCTAGTCGTGTTTGTGCTGATTTTTGCAAAGCACCAACTAACTCCATCTGCTCATCAGCAGATAGGCCATCAATGCCTAGTTTTCGCTCTAAATCACCAATATCCATTAGGAAAGTTCCTTAGAAAGCCTGTCTAGGAAGTCATTTTCTACCTTGCCACGCTTATCAGCCATCTGTAACTCAACAATCTTAGATTTATTCTTGATGTCAGCCTCTTTGAGCATCAGATCAGCAATCTTCACCCGCTTATCAAACTCCCTTTGGTTTGCATCAGCATCATTGGGTAGATTCTTGGTCAAAGATGCACTCATCTTGGCTTGAACTTCTTGTGGCATCAACTGAGCCTCAACAGACAATTTAGTTGCCTCTGCACGATTCTGTTCTGCCTGAGTAGTGTTAACCGCAATCTGTGCTTGTGCCGCTTGCATAGCCAATTGTTGTTGCATTTGTTGCATTTGTTGCGCTTGTGGGTCAGGTTGACTCATCTTCTCCAACATAGCAATCAATTCCATCCTGTTAGACAGACTTGAATTAGCCAAAATGCCCTTCAAGATGACAGGCAAAACGGGAGTATTGGGGCCAAGCGTCTGCAACAAGCCAATAAACTGCTGTTGTTCGTACTCACGGGCAATAATGCCTAGCGTTGCAGTCGGTATGAAGTTCATGTCCACAGAGGGATAACGCTCTGGATCAAACTGCATGAAGCGGAAAGCCGCCTTTTTGATGAATGGGATTAAGAAATCTTCTTGGAAGTTCACCAAAGTGCGCTTGTACTTCTTAATGATAGAAGCGACAGCCATAGACATACCGCCTTGACCACCATCTCTAGCAACATTGCTAATCATGCCTTGGGAATCAAGGGTTCCCGTTGCTTGTAACAACATACGCTCAAAGTCTTTAGCCGTAGCCAAGTTGTTAGGGTCAGTTTGACCAAACTTAAAGGGATAAAGAATCTCAGAAGGTGCGCCATTTGTGAGGATTGCCTTGCCAGGCTTTACCTCAAACTTCATTCCTCTTGGCAGACGGGTAGCATCCATTGCGATCATGGGGCTAGTGGTCAAAGCCAAAGAGTCGAGGTGTGAGCGAGTCTGTGCGTCAATAGCCTTTTGCATATTGAACGCTTTTTCTACTGTGCCTCTACCCAATAAACGATTAGGAACTGTGTCATCTTGATAGGTCAAGACAGGACGATCCTTCATCATGTAGGGATTGGCTTCAGCCTTTAGGAGTTGACCATCATTGGCAATCACAACAATGGCTTCTACCAAGTCAGCATATTCCTCTGCCTCAGAGTTATCTGGGAAAAGGTCAACAATGTCTTTGTTTTCTTCTAGATTCTCTAGGTATTCCCGTGGCACTAAGCCGTAGTAGGTCAACAACAAGACTTTCTCATCTTGGTATTGGCTTACCTCTTGGGTAGGCTCAAGGTCAGAATCGTCACCAGTAGTGGTAATGTTTACCTTGCGATAGATGCCAGCCTCAATGCCTTGGACAACCTTGTGGATAGAGACATATTTCTCAATCGCCACACCCATACAGTCATCTACGCTCGTACCATTTGGATCAAACAAGAAGTTCTTGGGATTGATTGGCATGATCTTCACGCCAATTCTGTTTCTCTCTAGCACTCCGATAGCCGCTTGCCCCATCTGATTAGGGATTGGCTGAGTGGCTGGCACATACTCTTTCTCAGTCTTGACAATAATCTCGCCTATGCCTGTGCCATAGATTTCAGCCATCAGTTCAATCTGATCAATGGCTTTCCTGATCTTGTCTTTCTTGAAGTCTTCTGTGAGTTGACGCTTGATCATCTCAATGTCTATGGGGTTGCCATTGACATCTTGGATATTGTCTTCAATGTCAAAGAAATCACCCTGACCAAAGATTGCTTCCATGATCTCAGCATGGCGAGTCTCAACTGCTTGCTGAGTTGCAGGAGTAACAATGCGTGAACGCTCTGATTCACGGGTCTTATCTTCTACTGCCCACTCACCACGGAAGATGCGCTCGTATTCAAGCCAATCGGGAAGGAAGTTGGTATCTCTGTAATCACGCCAACGATCACAATGGTCAACAACAAAGGCAGTTAAGTCTTTGTCAGCCTGTGTAGGCTCATCGTAACTACCCTGATCTTCGATCTTCACTTCTTTGTCTGTTGCCATTACGCCTCCGATTATTTACTTTAGAGTTTTTTCCACTCTTCAAATGACAACCTTACAGCATTAGGATCGCCAGCCTCTTTTTCTTTTTCGTATTGTCTACGAGTATTAACTTCAGGTGGGTTGACAAAACCTCTGCCAGCACCTTCATATGGCTCGTCTGATGAACGCAATACAGATGATCCACCACCTTCAACAGGCTTTGTCCGATATGAATAAAGTCGTTCTAAATTTCCTTTACCATCATCACGAAAACCAATAGATTCAGTAGACCTATATTTTGGTTGTGTTGCCATTATCTTCTCCATAAAATTAAACACCTGAAATTATGTCAACTGGCTCCCACTCATCTTCTTCTACGCTCTCAAAGTAAGAAGTCACGGCTAACTGGTCAATATATGACAAAGCATCTGGCAAGTCATCATGCACTCCAATGGCGGGAAATAAAAGAAGTTGATCTTTAAATTCATCCCAATCCTCCTCAGAGTTCAGCACAATACGCCCATGCTCAAATCGACCTTGGAGGCTCCAGATAATTCTGTCAGCCTTTTTCCTGTTGCCGTGAGTTAAGTCAACGATATGCGAATATACATTATTTTTACGCATTAAGTCAGAAAGATATGGCAAAACTGCGTTTTTTAACGCACCTCGCTCAATTCCAACAGCCAAAGGTCTGTAATCTCGCATCTTCATCAGGATGGTTGCCGCAGTCTCCCGTATGT